GAAAAATTTCTTGGGGGAGATTGGCTGGATTTGAAAGAGGATCTGGTCCTATAGGAATAGCTCTTACTGGATATAGAGTTTCTGCGGGGCTCTCTACATTCCCAACAATACAAAGAAGAGGTACAGGATTACGTAACATTGGAGGTTTAAAAAAGATCTTATAACCTAGTATAAATATAGAAAAAACTATATCCAAATGTCTGCACTTGTAACGGATCAATTTAGAATATTAAATGCATCAAATTTGGCAGATTCTGTAGCAAATTCTTCAAATTCATATTATGTTTTTGTTGGTCTTTCAAATCCAACTACACCATCTGGAGGATTTGGGAGATCTGGTACTTGGGACAGTAATCCACCAAATCCAACGGATAATTATGACTATGTAAATCATTACAAGTCAACTATTTTATATGGTAAAAAAATAACTAGTGCTAACCTTAGAAGAGTAGTAAGAAGGATTGACTGGACTTCTGGGCAGCAATATGATATGTATCGAGCAGATTATAGTGTAGAAAATAGATCTTCTTCTGGTGCATTGAGATTATATGATGCAAACTATTATGTTTTAAATTCCGATTATAGAGTTTATATTTGTCTTAATAATGGATCTTCTGGAATTAAAACTTCAGGAAATTCTTCTCAGATTGAACCAACTTTTACAGATTTAGAACCAACACAACTTTCCGATGGATATGTTTGGAAATTTTTATATACTGTTTCACCAAGTGATATTGTAAAGTTTGATTCAACAGAATACATTGCTATTCCAAATGATTGGACAACAACTACAGATTCTCAAATAACTGCAGTTAGAGAAAATGGAGATTCGACAGTAAATGAAAATCAAATAAAACAAATTTTTATTAAAAGTACCGGACTTGGTTATCCCACACAATCGGGAAAAGTATGCAACATAGTTGGTGATGGTAGTGGAGGACAAGTTTCGATTGATATTGATGTTGAGGGAAAAGTTTCTAATGCAACTGTCATTGCTGGTGGAAAGAATTATACCTATGCTTTAATTGATCTAGGTACAACATCTACAAATATTCCAGCATCCTATGCAAATTTAATACCAATCATTCCACCTTCAAGGGGTCATGGATATGACATATATCGTGAGTTGGGTGCAGATAAAGTTTTAGTTTATGTAAGGTTTGATGATTCGACAAAAGATTTTCCAATCGATACTAAATTTGCTCAGGTTGGAATTGTAAAAAATCCTTTTGTTTTTAGCACCACTGGAACTGGGACAACTATCTTTAGTGGAAATGAATTTTCCGCAGTTTACGCCATGAAATTTAGTGGCACACCTACTGGCACAGTTTCAATTGGGGATAAAATTGAACAAACCGTAAGTGGTGGTAAAGCATATGGATATGTTGTATCATATGATACTGAAACAAAGGTTTTAAAGTATTATAGAGATCGTTCAATTTATTACAATGGTGGTAGTGGATCCACTAATGCGGACTTTGTTGGCATGTCATCATTTTTTGGATCAACAGGTACTCAACTTACTTTTAATTCCACTAATCAAATTAGCAAATCGGACGGCGGATTTAATGCCACAATTGATAATGGATTTAGTGGAATAACAACAACAGTTGGATCAAAAATTGTTAATTTAGGGGTGAACTTCACAAATGGTTTATCAGATCCTGAGATAAATAGTAAGTCGGGCGATGTCCTTTACATAGATAATAGACCAACTGTAACAAGAAATTCTAGACAAAAAGAAGACGTTAAAATTATCCTGGAATTTTAAAAAATGGCTCAAAAAACTAATTTAAATGTAAGTCCTTATTTTGATGATTTCAATGAACCTATTACTGGGGCGAGGGACAATAATTATTACAAGGTCTTATTTAATCCAGGTAAGCCAATACAGGCAAGAGAATTAAATACTTTACAATCAATATTACAAGATCAAGTAGAGTCATTTGGTAGCCATATTTTTAAAGAGGGATCCTTAGTTATTCCAGGAAATATTGCATATGATAATCAATTTAGTGCAGTAAAACTTAATCCAACGCAGTATGGAGTAGATATAACTTCATACCTGTCCAATTTTATCGGAAAAACAATTATAGGGCAAGTTTCTGGAATTAGTGCAAGACTTGTATATGTTCAAGATGTAAATTCCGATGTAGAATATCCAACAATATATGTAAAATACTTAGATTCTGATGCTAATAATTTAATTTCTCCCTTTGAGGATGATGAATCTTTATATGTAAACGAATCTGTTGGTAATATAGGATCCGGTGTTCCATTTGCAACTACAATTGTATCTGATGCAACTTCAACAGGATCATCCGCATCTATTGGAGAGGGTGTTTACTTTGTTAGAGGGACATTTGTAAGAGTTGAAAAGCAAACTTTAATATTAGACTATTATACAAATATGCCCACTTATAGGGTGGGTTTATCTGTAGTTGAAGAAATCATTACCGCAAAGGATGATGAAAATTTATATGATAATGCAAGTGGATTTACAAATTATGCAGCTCCAGGAGCAGATAGATTTAAAATATCTTTAATTCTTACTAAAAAATCTATAGATGACATCAATGATGTTGATTTTGTCGAATTACTGAGAGTTAGAAATGGATCCATTCAAAAAATGGATGTGCAGTCATCATATAATTTAATTAGGGATTGGATTGCAAAAAGAACTTATGATGAATCCGGAAATTATGTTATAGATCCTTTTGAATTTTCCATAAACAATTCTTTAAATGATAGGATTGGAAACGATGGATTATATTTTGATACTGAAAAAACCGAACAGGGAAATATTCCATCTGATGATTTGATGTGTTTAAAATTATCACCAGGTAAGGCTTATGTAGAAGGATATGATATAGAAAAAACGGGAACAGAAGTACTTGATTTTGATAAACCAAGAACTACCCAAACTGTCTCCTCAGTAAATATCCCATTCCAAATGGGAAATATACTGAGAGTTAATAATGTAACTGGAGCACCAGCTATAAGAGGAATTGTTTTCCTACAAAATAGAAGAAAAAATAGTACTATAGCTGGAGCAGGTACAACTATAGGTGCTGCAAGAGTTTATAGTTTTAGCGTAACTGACGCAGCATATCTGGGATCCCCTACGATATGGGATTTATATCTATATGATATTCAAACATTTACAGAACTTACTATAAACCAATCAGTTTCTTCAGTAGAACTGCCAGCAACTTCATTTATAAAAGGTAAAAGTAGTGGTGCAACTGCATATACCGTTTCTTCTGGTGGTAGTGGAACTAATACATTAATTTTAAGACAAACTTCGGGAACTTTTATAATTGGAGAACAAATTTTAATTAATGGAACTGAATTATATCCAAGATCTATTTCTGGAATAAAAGCATATAATGCAAATGATATAAAATCATTGTATCAACCATCAGCTGTTAGTGGATTTTCGACAGCATTTGTGGCAGATTCGTATTTAGAAAAATTTGCAAGACCGGAAATAATTACGATTACTCCTGGAATTGGTGGCATCTCGACTGCAACTGTTGCATCTCCAGCAACTTTTACCGGAATAAAAACAGATGATATTATTAGATATCAGAGACCAGGCATAACATCAGAAATTTATAACAGAGTTAGCGGAATTTCGAGTAGTCTAACATCACTAACATTAGTTGCAGAAACTAGTGTTAGTGGAGTTTGTGATGGTACATTGGGAATTTCTACACTATACAGTGGTCCATATTCAGTTGGAATCGCTAGAATTAGAAATGACCAACAGGGATTTTTATATGCAAGACTACCAAATGATAATGTTTCATCAATTAATTTAAATTTTTCAAATATAACATTCACTGCCCAAAATAATACATCATTTACACCTACAGTGACTGGAAATACCTTAACGGTAGATGTGGGTAATTTTAATATTGGTATTACTTCTGCGGTTATAGATTTTGCAGCATTCGATGAAGAAAGATATTCGATAATGTATAATGATGGTAGTATAGAAACCTTATCAGCTGATAAGGTTTCTATTACATCAAATCCTAGTAGAGTCACTTTTTCCAATATTCAGAATAAAACAATATCGGTAATTAATGCAACTTTTATCAAAAATAATTTACAAAGTAAAATTAAACAATTTGTAAGAAGTAGAACTTTAAATGTAATTTATTCCAAAAACCCAGAGTCTGGTACGGGAATTAATACAACATCAAATGATGGACTTATATATAACCAATTTTATGGTTTAAGAGTTCAGGATGAAGAAATTTCTCTCAATTATCCAGATGTAGTATCTGTTCTCGCTGTTTATGAATCTTTAGATACAAATGCACCAACTTTAGATCAATTAGCGTTTAGTGCTGTAGTTAATGTTGACGCTAACGCTATTATTGGGGAAAAGATCGTAGGTCAAACAAGCAAAGCAGTCGCAAGAATTGTATCAAAACCATCTTCTAATAATTTAGGTATTGTATACTTAAATTCATCACAGTTTATTGCAGGAGAAACTGTTACTTTCAGTGAATCTGATATTACTACCACAATATCATCCATAACTTTAGGTAAATACAGTAATATTACTACTAAATTTACTCTAGATAAAGGTCAGAAAGAGCAATATTATGATTATTCGAGAATTGTAAGAAGATCCGGAGAAAATTCACCATCTAGACAATTACTAATAGTATTCGATCATTATAGTGTCCCAACATCAGATACTGGAGACATTTTTACAGTTAACAGTTATTCTGCAGAAAGATTCTCAACGGACATTCCAAGTATAGGATTCAATAATACTAGAGCATCAGATACATTAGATTTTAGACCGTATGTTGGTGTTTTTTCTGGAACTACATCATCGCCATTTGAATTTTCCTCCAGATCATTTGGCGCGGAACCAAAGTTAATAGTTTCTCCTGATGAAAGTGGTTTAGTTGGATATCAGTTTTATTTGGGGAGAATTGACAAACTTTATATTGATAAAAAAGGATCTTTCACTCTCCTTCAAGGTACACCTGCACCAGATCCAAAAGAACCAAGTAATCCAAATAATGTAATGGAAATCGCTACCATTACATTGCCCCCATACTTATATAATCCAGCAGATGCTCAAGTATCTCTTAATGATAATAGAAGATATACAATGAGAGATATTGGAAAACTTGAAGATAGAATTGAAAATTTAGAAAAAACAACATCGTTAAGTTTGTTGGAGTTAAATACATCAACTTTACAAATTCAAGATGCTAATGGGTTAACTAGATTTAAATCTGGATTTTTTGTAGATGATTTTAAAAATTATGATTTAATTGACAACAGATATTCAAAAATAAGAATAGATGAGCAAAATACACAGTTATGCACACAAGAAACTAGAAATAGTATAAATTTAAGACCAGTTCCAGCAACTAATGCTCCAGATAGCACTATTGATCTAAATTCAAATTATAGTTTAGTAGATAATAATGTAAAGAAAGTTGGAGATGGTATACTTTTAAACTACGAATCGGTAGCATGGTTAAATCAACTTTTTGCTACTAAAGTAGAAAATGTTAACCCATTCCATGTAATTTCATACAGTGGAACCGTAAAATTAAATCCATCTTCAGATAGTTGGGTTAGAACAATTCGATTAGCAGATTTAACTGTAAATCAAACTAACTGGCAATGGTTATATGCTACCGGAACATTTTCCATTGTTGGAAGTAGCACTAATACTAGTGTTCAAGATGTCCTAAGAGCGAGCGGAAAAGAATCTTACATGAGATCCCGTAATACGGGATTTACCGCCGTGAATATGAAACCATTTACAAGATTATATCAATTTTTAGATGGAACAAGCGGAGTAGACTTTATTCCCAAACTTATTGAAATTGCATCAGACACATCTTTACAAAATTATGGTGCATCTGGAGCATTCACTGTAGGAGAAACTGTAAAAGGATATGTAAATGGAAATGTCCAAATTTCCTTTAGGGTTGCAAAATCTAATCATAAAGAAGGATCCTATAATGACCCATCTGTGACTTATAGCACCAATCCATACTCCACAAACGAATCTATACCTGCATCATACAGTGCATCATCCAAAGTGCTAAACGTTGATATCGATGCCTTATGCACTGCCGCTCAAGGTCTTTATAATGGTTATTTGACAGTTGGCATGAAGTTAGTTGGACAATCTAGTGGATCTGTTGCTTACGTAAAAGATCTAAGACTTATTACAGATTTAAATGGATTTATTTCAGGATCATTCTTTTTGAGAGATCCAAATACAAATCCACCCCCTGCAGTAAGAATTGCAACAGGATCAAAAGTTTATAAATTAACTTCAAGTTCCACAAATGCAACGCCATTGCCTGGAAGCACATTGATTTGCTCTGGAGAAACAATTTATAAGGCTGAAGGAACCTGGGAAGAAAGGCAAAAAGTAACTACGGTCACAACAACAATATATTATGTTGATCCATTAGCACAATCATTCTCTGTTGGCGGAAATGTGGAAGCAGCAAATGGAAATGTTCCAGGTGAAGACGTAAATGGAGCATTTTTAACTGCAGTAGACTTATACTTTGCTAGCAAAGATGGTGGAAATGCCCCATTAACGGTTGAAGTTAGAACAGTAAGTCTTGGTACTCCAACTAGAGAAGTATTGGGATCTAAAACCTTATTACCAAATAATATTTTAACTTCTAATGATTCATCAGTAGCAACTAATGTTGTTTTTGATACTCCAATATATTTAAAACCATTTGAAGAATATGCAATTGTACTTCTTGCACCACAAACTGATCAATATGAAGTTTGGATTGCAGAGATGGGGCAAAAAACTATCAATACAGCTTCACTACCAGATTCACAAGCTGTTAGATATACACAACAATTTGCTATTGGAAGTCTATTTAAATCTCAAAATGGAACAATTTGGACTGCAAATCAATATCAGGATTTGAAGTTTAGATTATATAAAGCAAAATTTACATCAACAACTGGCAGTGCTTTATTTTCAAATCCAACTTTACATCAAAGTAATGGATATGTGCCAGTTTTATCATCCAACCCAATTACTGTTCTGCCAAGAAAATTAAAAGTTGGAATTACAACTACAGATAATACCTCAATTATCGGAATATTAACTACAGGTAGAAAAATTACGGTCCAATCTGCAACTTATCTTTCTGGTACAATTACTGGAACAGGATCTTCTGCGGTTACGGTAGCAATTACCACAAGCGGGTCTAATTATACAACAGGATCGGTTCAAACTTTTAACTATAATGGTGATGGAACTGGATTAAGATTAAATATTACTGCGACAGGTGGGGCAATTACTGGTGTTGGCGTTTCTCAGTCATTCCCAGGAAATGGATATAAAGTTGGAGATGTAGTTGGAATTGTAACTAGTAGCGTTTCACCAGCATCTGGATCTGGAGCCCGTATTACTATAACCAGTGTTGCAAATAAAATAGATACTTTATACCTCACAAATGTTCAAGGAGATTCACTTAACGTTGGTGTTGCAACTCTAGGATATTATAATACCTCCGGAACATTAGTATCTCTCGGTAGTACCACAATTTTATCTTCCGCAAACTATGGTAATTATAGTACTGGCAATTATTTCCAGGTGAACCACTATGATCATAGCATGTATGCTAAAAATAATAAAATTACTCTTTATAATGTACGATCTGATTTTGCGCCAACAACACTATCATTAAAGTTAACAACGTCATTATCTGCAATCAGTATTGCATCTACTACCAATTTTGGAACTTTTGAGGGATTGCCAGTAAGCAATGTGAATCCAGGATTTGTACTTATAGAAGACGAGATAATTAAATATACTTCTGTCGGGGTTGGACAACTGTTAGGAATTACCAGAGGTATAGATTCTACTGTCATTGTAGACCATGAGTTGTCTACATTAGTTTATAAGTACGAACTTGCTGGTGTTTCATTAAAGAGAATTAATAAAACTCATACTATTTCTAGCAGCGGAATTGACATTGATGGATATTATCTTGAATTTGATAGAACAAGTTTCGATTCGAATACTACAAATAGAAGTATAGATCAAGGATCTTCGGGATCACCAGCAGATTCTCCACAATTATCATTTAATCGTGAAGAAGTATGTGGAGGATCGGCAGTTGAAGCTACGGAAAATATTCAATATGAAATAATTAATCCACATTCTGCATCTATATCTCCAGAAAATGGCACTTCAATTTCTGCCGAAATAAGAACAACAAGTGGCACAAGTGCAAATGGAACAGAAACTTCATTCAATGATTTACAATATGAACCTGTTAAGTTGGATGTACCAAATGCACTAACTTCAACAAGACTGGTTTGTTCTGGAATTAATGAACAAACATATTTAAGTTCTAGAAAATCTTTTACCTTAAAGGTTAATTTATCCACAGAAGATCCTAATGTATCACCAATGCTTTTATGGAAAAATACAACAGGAGAATTTATTGGAAGTAGGTTAAATAGACCAATTGTAGATTATGTTGGTGATGCTAGAGTTAATCAATTTGTAGGGGATCCACATGCCGCAATATACGTTTCGAATTTAGTAAGACTCAAACAGGCAGCAACTTCACTAAAAGTGATTGTAAGTGCGTATAGACATAACTCAGCAGATTTTAGAGTTCTTTACAGTTTAATTAGACCAGACTCTAGTGAAATTGGACAAGCATTTGAATTTTTCCCTGGTTATCCAAACTTAACTACGGACCAAAGTTCAGATGGATTTTTAGATGTAATTAATCCCGCAAGAAATAGTGGATTACCTGATGTATTAGTTACTCCAAGTTTGCTGAATGAATTTAAGGATTATGAGTTTAGTGCTAATAATTTGGGAATTTTTACAGGATATCAAATAAAAATAGTGATGTCAGGAACAAATTCTGCATACCCCCCAAGATTTAGAGATTTGAGGAGCATTGCTTTAGCATAATGATACCAGTAGAAGGACATCCAAATTTGTATAGGGATGAAAAATCCGGTGCTATTATAAATTATGATACTATTGGATATAATCATTATCAAAAACTAGCACAAAATAAACTCTCAGAAAGACAGGAAATTGATAAAATTAAAACCGATATTGCTGAGATTAAATCTTTACTTAAGGAGTTAATTAATGGATCCCGATAAAATTGAACTGGACAATTTGACTAAAAATTTTGAATATTACAAATATGCATCCGAAATAGATAGAATGACTGATATCAATGACTTGAAGAATATAGCCAAATCTTATTTTAAGTTGTACCTTAAACAACAAGAAGTTATCGGTTCTTTGGCAAAACTCTAAGTATAAATAAGAAGTAGAGCTTAAAAAATAAATGGCGGCAGTATATGTAAGTAATTTGATCATTAATGCTGGTGCTACTTTTTCGCAAAGTTTCAACTTAGAAGACACCGCTTCAAATTCTCCATTAAGCCTAACTGGATACACAGCTGCAGCTCAAATGAGAAAATGGGCAGGTAGCTCTTCATATACAAGTTTTACTTGCACCATTGAAAATCCACCAACTGCCGGAAAACTTACTATTTCATTAACAGGTAGTCAAACAGCAAATTTAAAACCGGGAAGATATGTTTATGATATTTTGATTACGAGTGGAAATATTAAGAATAGAGTTATAGAAGGAATGGTCCTGGTAACAGAAGGAGTTACTAAGTAATGGCAGATATTAGAGTCAGAGTTGGACAACAAAACGGAATAAAAATTGTTTCTAGCAACTCTGGTCTTGCTAATGCAGTAGAGGCTACTAATGTAATAGGTGGAATAGCATCTGTAACTGCGCTGAACGTCAGCGGTCTTTCTACATTTATAGGTATTGCAACTTTTTATAATGATGTATATATTACAGGAAACTTAAATGTTTCGAATGATCTTACATTTGATGAATTTAATGCAACTAATGCAAATATTTCTGGATTTACGACTACCACAAATTTAAATGTAGGCGTAGCAACTGTAACTGGGTCTCTTTATTATTCTCCCTCATATACTAGTGGGATTGCATATTTCGATTCTAATGGATTAATGGTATCTACTGGTGCAACGAGTTCTGCAATAACTCATACAAACTATATACTAACAACAGATGATAATGGCATTCCAACCTGGACAAATGTAATAGATGGAGGATCCTTTTAATGTCGAAGCCAACAACTAGACAAGAACTTGTTGATTACTGCTTAAGAAGATTAGGAGCTCCTATTCTTGAAATCAATTTGGATGACGATCAAATTGATGATATGGTCGATGATGCATTACAATATTTTCAAGAAAGACACTTTGATGGTGTCGAAAGAATGTATCTAAAATATAAGATCACCGAAGAAGATTTAAATAGAGGACGTGCTCAAGCACCAAATGGGGTTGGAATTGTTACCACAACAGGTTCTGCAAATATTTCAGGTATTGGAACAACGTCATTTAATTTTTATGAGTCATCAAATTTTATTCAAGTTCCAGATTCAGTAATTGGTATTGAAAAGGTTTTTAAATTCGATACTAGTTCAATTTCTGCTGGAATGTTTAGTATTAAATATCAATTGTTTTTAAACGATTTATATTATTTTAATTCTGTTGAACTTTTGCAATATGCAATGGTAAAAACTTATCTGGAAGATATTGACTTTTTGTTGACAACTGATAAGCAAATAAGATTTAACAAACGACAAAATAGATTATATTTAGATATTGAATGGGGAGCAAAGTCTAAAGATACTTACCTTATTATTGATTGCTACAGAATTTTAGATCCTAATGATTTTACCAAAGTTTATAATGACAGTTTTTTGAAAAAATATTTAACTGCATTATTGAAGAGACAATGGGGGCAAAATTTAATTAAATTCAGAGGAGTTAAACTTCCTGGAGGTATTGAATTAAATGGTAGAGAATTGTATGAGGATGCGGAGAGAGAAATAGAAAATATAAGACAAAGAATGTCTATGGATTACGAATTACCACCTTACGATTTTATAGGATAATATGGCACTTAATCCATTTTTTTTACAAGGATCTCCCGGTGAGCAAAGACTCGTTCAAAGTTTAATTAACGAGCAATTAAAAATTTATGGTGTTGAAGTTGTTTACATTCCCAGAAAATTTGTTAGGAGAGAGACCATAATAAGAGAAGTAACAACTTCCAGATTTGATGATAACTTTGCAATAGAAGCATATGTAAATAACTATGAAGGTTATAGTGGACAAGGGGATATTCTTTCAAAATTTGGAATGAATTTGAAAGATGAATTAAGTCTAATCATATCAAAAGAACGATTTGAAGATTTTATATCCCCATTTATAACCAATGATGACCAAGCATCTTTAGAAGTTAGTACTCGACCAAGAGAGGGAGATATTATCTATTTTCCATTAGGTCAAAGAATATTTGAAGTTAAATTTGTCGAACATGAGCAACCATTTTATCAACTTGGGAAAACATATGTTTATGAACTAAAATGTGAATTGTTCCAATATGAAGATGAGATGGGAGGATGGAGTAATATTAATACTAGTGAAGAAGAAATTGATACTTTATTGGAAAATGTGGGATATATTACTAAGTTGCAACTCATATCTTTTGGATCTCAAGCCTTAGCATCAGCAACGGTAGATTCTGGATACATTAGAAAAATAGTAATATTAAACGATGGATATGATTATACTTCTACACCAACTGTATCTATTTCGACGGCTCCTTCTGGAGGTAAAAATGCCGAAGCTGTTGCTATTACCACTTCGATTAATGGAGTTCACTCTATTAAAGAAATTTTATTAATAAATGCCGGAGCAGGATATACAGTTTCACCAGGAATTGCAATTACAGGTGGAGGAGGATCCGGAGCAGCTGTTACTTGTGTACTTGTCACGGGATATTCTGGAATATCTAGCGTAAGTATTGCATCAACGGCACTTGGATCTGGTTATCCAATATCACCAACAATTGCATTTAGTTCTCCTACTGCTGGATTAGCCGTGACCGCAGTTGGTAGAGTTTCAATTGCAGAAACTGGAATCGTTACCAGAGTTTTACTTTCTGATGCTGGTATTGGATATACAACAACACCTACCGCTACAATATCTGCACCACCTTTAATCACAGGGATTGGAACATTCATATTTAATGAAGTAGTCACAGGTTCAATTTCTAATGCAACTGGAAGAGTAAAAACTTGGAATTCTACTACAAATGTTCTTAAGGTCGGAACTACCAATGGAACTTTTGTAGCGGGAGATATTGTAGTTGGGTCAACTTCTAATGCAACATATTCATTAGATTATATTGAAGAGGCGAAGTTTAGTGATAAATATGAAGATAATGATCAAATCGAACAAGAGGCAGATCTTATCGTCGATTTTTCAGAATCAAATCCATTCGGTAATTACTAATGTTAGGTACTTATTATTATCATCAGATTATTAGAAAAACCATCATTGCGTTTGGAACTCTTTTTAATCAAATTTATATTAAACATTTAGATGAAAATGGTAGTACATACAATGAAATGCGTGTTCCACTAGCTTATGGACCAATGCAAAAATTTCTTGCTAGGTTGCAGCAACAGGCAGAGTTGAATAAACCGGTTGCGATTACTCTACCAAGACTATCATTTGAAATGATTTCAATTCAATATGATCCAACAAGAAAGGCTAATGTAACTCAATCATTTAAAACATTAGATGGTAGTGATTTAAAGAAAGTATATTTACCAGTTCCGTATAACATTGGATTTCAATTATCTGTAATGAGCAAGTTGCAGGATGATGCCTTACAGATTGTGGAGCAAATTTTACCATATTTTCAACCATCTTTTAATCTTAGCGTTGATTTGGTTGATTCTATAGGAGAAAAAAGAGATATACCAGTAGTATTGGATAATGTGTCATTTACGGATGACTACGAGGGAGATTTTTCAACAAGAAGAGTTTTAATTTATACCTTTAATTTTACAGCAAAAACATACTTGTTTGGTCCTATTGCAGATACAACTGATGGTCTAATTCGTAAAGTTCAAGTTGATATGTATAATAGCACAGATACACAGACTGCAAAAAGAGAAGTAAGATATACTGTTGAACCAGATCCTATTACTGCTAATGCAGATGATGATTTTGGATTTACCGAAGAATGGTTAGATTTCAGTGATTCGAAAACTTATAGTCCAACTCAACAATCGGATATTTAATAAATTATGAAAAATAATTATGAAAAATTAGATTCATCATTAAATATTGAAAGCGAAATCGTTGAGGTTGATAAATCTATTAGCGATCTCAATATTACACCTATTAAATCAGATGATATAAAAAAAGATTATGAGTATACTCGCGCAAATTTATATTCTTTGATCGAAAAAGGTCAAGAAGCAATCAACGGGATAATGGAACTTGCCGGAGAGGGAGGAAGTCCAAGAGCTTATGAGGTTGCAGGACAACTCATAAAAAGTGTTGGAGATGTCACAGATAAACTAATTGACCTTCAAAAGAAATTAAAAGATGTTGAGGAAGATAATACTAAGACCACTAATAATGTTACAAACAATGCGGTTTTTGTTGGATCAACTTCAGATCTTTCAAAACTACTCAAACAAGGTTTTCTAAATAATAAAGAGTAAATATATATTTTAATGAGTTGGTCTAAGGTTTATAAAAAATCAATAGACTGTGATAATCCAAAAGGATTTTCACAAAAAGCTCATTGTGCTGCTCGTAAAAAAAGAGCAAAGGGTGAAGAAACAAAATCTAAATCACCATTTAATGAAATGCACGAAATAAAGTCTCATAAAACAGTTGAACAGATTGCAAAGAAACATCGTTTAGAAGTTTCTTTCGTAAAAAGACAACTTGAAATGGGGATTCCGATTGAACATGAACATACAAGAGATAAAGATCTAGCTACAGATATTGCTCTTCAACATTTAGATGAAATTCCAGATTATTACACTCGTTTGAAAAAAATGGAAATAGATGCTAAAAAACATCATAAAAAGTTCAAAGATGTAAAAGAAGCAACTGATGGTATTGGGGCATCATCGCCAAAATATAGTTTACATAAATGGTTTGATGATGGTGGTTGGGTTCAAGCGGGTGGCAAATATGATGGAAAACCATGCGCTAAACAACCAGGTCAAACTACAAAACCATTTTGCCGTGATCCTGATGATCGTAAAAATATGAGTAAAGAAGAGAGAAATAAAAGATCTGCTAAAAAACGTAGAGAAGATCCAAATCCAAACAGATCAGGAGCTGCAAAAATCGTGACAAAAGAAGAATACATTCAAGAAAAGAAAGGTGAAAAGGATGCTTGCTACCATAAAGTAAAAAGTAGATATAAAATTTGGCCAAGTGCTTATGCATCGGGAGCACTTGTTAAATGCCGTAAGGTTGGTGCCGATAATTGGGGTACAAAGTCCGAAGAAGCAATTATTGACGAAGCAAAAAAATGTTGGAAAGGATATAAAAAGGAAGGAACTCAAACACTTTTTGGTAAAACTTATAATCGCTGTGTAAAAGCAAATGAGGAAACGGAAATGATTAGATATTGTCCCAAGTGTCAAAAAGACGAAACCCGTAGCGAATGCAAATATGGTCCAAAGTATTGGGATATGTTCTCAATTCCATCAGCACTTACAACTAATCAATTAAAATACAATATCGCTACAGTTCATCCTGGAAATTTTCCAGAATCTTATGATCATGAATATTCAATGGCTCGCTCAGAACTTTCAACAATTATTTCTGCAGCAAAGAGACTTCGTAAAAAAATGAAAGGTGAAGGTAATATTGAGGCATGGGTTCAGTCAAAAATTACAAAGGCAGCAGATTATATTGATACTGCAGCAGATTATGTAGATAGTGGTGAAATGAAATCTGAAAGTGTTGAGAGTGGTCCAATTCTTCCCAAAGAAAGGGGTAAAAGAATATTTCCTAAAGGACAAGAACCAAAACCAACTGGTGCAAAATTACCACCTCTTCAAAATGCACACTATGAACTAGAAGGTGATCTAGTTGAATACTCAAACTGGAGAGCAGATTTTGGATTATCCGAGGATTGGCAAAAAGTAAATCGTCAAGATAAGACTGATGGATTGAGTCCAGCTGCAGTAAAAGCATACCGTCGTGAAAATCCTGGATCAAAACTTCAGACTGCAGTGACAGAAAAAAATCCAAAAGGAAAAAGAGCAGGTCGCCGTAAAAATTTTTGCAGTAGAATGAAAGGCATGAAAGATAAACTTACTTCTGCAGAAACCGCAAGAGATCCAGATTCAAGAATCAACAAAGCACTACGTCGCTGGAGGTGCAGATAATGAAAAGTTTCAAGCAGTTTATTTCCGAAAGTATCAATATTGCTGGAGATTTCAATGGGAATCTCTATATGAATGCATCTCAACCAGAGACAACGAGTGAATCCTTTCTTGCAGATGTAGTTTGGCAAGGAAGATTATATCGTATGGAAGTTGAAGGTAAGATGATGGATAAAAATCAACTTGCGGAACAATTGCAAAAAGAATATCCTGGAGCAATTGTTCATAACATTTATCCGGCAGAATCTACTTCCATAAAAGTTAAAAACGCAGAAAGATATAGACCAGAAAGATTATCTTGGAGTGATTGATAATGGCTCAGTGGAATA